CGAGCGGAAAAATTACGTTGGCAAAGGGCTAAGGATCTTGCCAAAGCTAATCTACTGGATGAAATTGATGCTGACATATTTATCCGCTGTTATTCTACTTTGAAGAATATTGCAAAAGATAACCTAGTTAAACCTCCTCCTGAAGATGTTAAATGTTTTTGGATTCATGGTCCTACCGGTACTGGGAAATCTCACTGTGTTGAAACTACATTCCCTTATTGTTATAAGAAGCAAATGGACGACTTGAAGTGGTTCGATTTGTATAATGATGAAGAAGTAATCTACTTGGAAGATATGGATAAATATCAAGTTAAATGGGGTGGAATGTTGAAGCGTCTCGCTGATAGATGGCCCATGCTTGCTAGTATCAAAGGCTCTATGCGTTATATTCGTCCGAAAATGGTAATTGTAACATCTAATTACACGCTTGAAGAGATTTGGTCAGACTCCGCTACTCTAGATCCCTTGTTGAGACGTTTTATAGTTATATTGAAAGAGTCTCAAGATCAGGTCATAGACTTTAACCAATAAAAAATATGCCGTATGTCCGAAGATCTGGTCGTCAAGCTGTCCGCCGCCGTGCCCCTGCTCGCGTTTATCGTCGTCGTGTTGCTGTTCGTTCGCGCCAACGGAGGCCTGTTGTGCGCCGTTACTCGATTAGAAGAAGAAGATAATTAATATACTTTACCTAATGATTAATAAATCTTTCCGAAAATGGCATAAAGCTGCTGTTAAACGACGAGGTAATCCACACCGAAACAAGAGAAGAAAGTTAGCTTCTGAGACTAGTAGTGATAACCCTGTACTAGGGTATACTTCTTCTGCTGGTGTCTATTCAAGTGCTGATAAAAATTCTGGTTATAAACGATTAGCAGCTCGAGCTGCTGGTGCTGTAGTTGGGTATGCTACAGGGTTTGGCGCCGTAGCTGGTTCTTCTGCTAGTTCTTCAATTTATGATTACATGGATGAAGACTTGGACAACACTCTTGTTCCAACAAAAAGTATGGGAGGAAATGCTGGGTATTCCGGACGATTTAATAAGCGAACTAAACCTAAATCCAACTTCTACGATCAATCCAAACGCTATGGGTATCATGTTGGTATCGAAACTTATGGAGCTGTTAATGACCCTAACACTGTTTATGTTCATCACTCTACTTGTCAGATGAGATCCCACGTTAAAGCTTTGATGGGAGCTATTATCCGGAAAGGATTTGAATTAGCTGGGATGCCAGTTGGAAACAAGGATGAAGAGTTGACTGTATCTGCTCTTAATCTTTCTTCTGGGTTGATTTTGTCTTATATTACAATCAATCCTATTACTGCTGTAGTTGTAGAGACTGATTACGTGGTTCCTGATAATGCCACGTTGAATAGTGTTATCGATGCGTTTACTGCCATGGATACTCACTTGTTTGATTATATGCGGAATGGGATCAATACTGATCCTTTGAAGTTTGTTGTTTATACAATCGATCAAGCCCCTGTTCTCAATAGGAAGAATGTTGCTTCTACTGTCAACATTCCTAATTTGCATGTGAAAATTGTTAGTTCTTCTCTTATCAAGTTGCAGAATCGTACTCTTGGAGACATTGCTGCCTCAACTGATTTGAATACTGAAAGGAGTGATAATCAGCCTGTTCTTTGTTACAACTTCTTACTCGGTAGCGGAGATATGCGTCTGAAATACATGACGGGAACTCCGACTGGAAATATGTCCGAGAATTTGCTTCAAGGCTGTGCTTTGTCTGGACCTAGTTTAATTAGAGCAGCGGAGTTTGCTAGTGTTGTATCTGGTCAACAAAACGCCCCCTCATCCCACAAATTTGCTAATTGTTCTAAAGTTGGGAAAAGTATTTTGCAACCTGGTCAAATGAAACAATCTTTGGTGTATCACAAATTTTCTGGTTTGCTTGTTAATGTGTTGAAGAGAATGCGTTGTCAAGTTATCACCAACGATTACGTGTATGGAATTCAAGGACGATCCGAATTGATCGTGATTGAAGAGAAAATGAGAACTGCTGGTTCTAACAAAGTTACTATTAGTTATGAAAGGGAGTATCAAACTGGTTGTATTATAAAAGTGTTGAAGAACACTCCACTGGTTTCTTACTTGGAACTACCAGCAGTGAAAAACAATGTGACTTAATAAATTAGTTATAATGTGCTTTATTTAGAGCTCTAGTGAATAATCGTAGCTCGTTTCTTAAGTGAGCTACATAATCTTCATCCATGTCTTCACCAAGTAGAGGATGTCGAAGATAGAAATTAAGTCGGGCAATGGCGGTTCGGATATGGTTGTAGATGGCAGTATCAGCTACATCGATGTTCGCATCCCACTCTCGCACTTCGCCATTTGGAGTAACAAAGGGATTGTTGGTAGCATCTTCAATTACTTCATGGGCGTTCATTTTGCACAAAAATAACGGGGGAAAGCCCTCTTTATATAGTAATTGGACCCTCGATTCTTGAAACAAACCCTCAATTCTTGAAACGTTGCTTACGTAATGTTTACCCACCATAAGTCTTCTCCGACTTGGGCCCGGAACCGGGGAGGGCCCTTGGAGGAGTATGTCATAGGTTATTTTAACAATCATAATAACCCTCGCATAGTTTGTAGTCAGGGGGGTCCGGGGGGAAAGCCCGGTGTGGTGTAGTAGTATTTCAACGCGTGGCACCGAGACTAAGTGTGGCGCTCACGACATATATAAGGCAAGCACAGAAGGTCCAGCAATATTATTACCTGGACCTTCTGTGCCTGTGCCTCACGTGACATGTCTCGGAATCGAAATTTTTGCTTCACTTGGAATAATTATGATGCAAAATCTATTGAACATTTGGGCCATCTTGTATGTAAATATGTTGCTTATTCTGAAGAGACTGCACCCACAACAGGCACTAAACACCTCCAAGGTTATGTATCTTTTGCGAATCCGAAGACTATTCTGCAAGCTCGTACTGCTCTTCCAGGTTGTCATGTGGAGACGATGTTAGGATCGATTGCTCAAAATGAGGACTATTGCTCTAAAGCAGGACATCTGGTTGAAAGAGGGGAAAAGCCAATGTCTAATGATAATAAGGGACGAGCGGAAAAATTACGTTGGCAAAGGGCTAAGGATCTTGCCAAAGCTAATCTACTGGATGAAATTGATGCTGACATATTTATCCGCTGTTATTCTACTTTGAAGAATATTGCAAAAGATA